AGCCAATACGACATTGAACAAGCACGAGCCAAAGCGTACCAAAGCGCCTTTGAGGCGTAACATTTTTTATAAAAAGGTCACGTATGCCAATTGATAAGGCCAACCCCGAGCCGTTCTTAGACATTGAAATTATGGAAGACGAGGAATTGGCGCTTGCCATTAGCGGGCAAGACATGCCTGACATTGAAATCATTTTAGAAGAAGACGGCAGCGCGCTCATCGAGATCGGTGAGGACGAGCCGGATGTCCCCTTCTACGCCAACTTGGCCGAGGTCCTTGATCCGTCAGACTTGAACGGCATAGGCGACAACCTGTTGCAGTTGTTTGACGCGGACAAGGAATCGCGCGCCGACTGGGAGCAGATGTACGCCAAGGGCTTGGATCTGTTGGGCTTGAAGATTGATGATCGCACCAAGCCGTTTCGCGGTGCGGCAGGCGTGGTCCACCCCATGTTGACCGAGGCGATTGTGCAGTTCCAGTCTCAAGCCATGAAGGAGCTCATGCCCGCGGGTGGTCCTGTTCGCACGCAAGTCGTGGGCAAGGAAACGCTAGACAAGACGCAACAAGCCGCACGCGTGCAAGACTTCATGAACTACCAGATTACCGATGTCATGCAGGAATACACGCCTGAGATGGATCAAGCGTTGTTCTACACCGGATACGGTGGCTCGACCTTTAAGAAGGTTTACTTTGACAGCCAACTAGACCGCATGGTTAGTAAGCTTTGCTTGGCAGATGACGTCTATATTCCTTACCACGGCTCAAGCGTCATGAGTCAATGCCCACGGATCACGCACCGCTTACCCATGGACTCCAACGAGTACCTGAAACGGGTGTTTGCGGGTGAGTATTTGGACTTGAACATTCAGGCTGACGACGGATCACGGCCCGCGGATCAGATTCAAGACGCAGTGGACCGCGCCATTGGTGTGTCCTTGTCGGGCGAATCAGAGGAAATCTTCCTCCTAGAATTCATTGTTAACCTAGATCTACCCGGCTTTGAGGATGTGGACGATAGCGGCGAGCCCACGGGCATTAAGTTGCCTTATGTAGTCACATTAGACGAGTCTTCGGGTCGCGTGGTCGGTGTACGACGCAACTGGAAGGAAGAGGATTCGCTCAAGAAGCGTCGCGAGTACTTTGTACACTACGTTTTGATTGAGGGCTTGGGGGCGTATGGTCTAGGCTTTGTGCACCTGATTGGTGGGTTGTCCAAGACGGCCACCGCTGCCTTGCGTCAGTTGCTTGATGCGGGTACGCTCTCGAACCTGCCGGCAGGTTTCAAAGCCAAAGGCGCGCGGATCGCGGACGACGACAAGCCAATCCAGCCTGGTGAGTGGCGAGACATTGATGCAGGCGGCGCGGAGCTTTCTTCTTCGCTCATGCCAATGCCGTACAAAGAGCCTAGCCAAGTCCTGTTCCAGTTGCTGGGATTCACGGTCCAAGCCGGTAACCGTTTGGCAAGCATCGCGGACATGCAAGTCGGTGACGGAAACCAGCAAGCCGCCGTTGGCACAACCATTGCCATGCTTGAGCGCGGCTCGATGGTCATGTCTGCCATACACAAGCGTTTGCACTACTCGCAGTCGTTAGAATTCAAGATGCTTGCCCAAGGTTTTGGTGAGTACCTGCCCGATGAGTATCCGTACGATGTGCCAGGCGCGAGTCGCTCGATCAAGCGTCAGGACTTCAACAACATGGTCGCAGTACTGCCTGTTGCTGACCCTAACATCTTCTCGACCGCTCAGCGCTTGATGCTCGCACAGACGCAGTTGGAGTTAGCGCAGTCTGCGCCCCAGATGCACAACATGTACGAGGCGTACTACCGCGTGTATGCGGCGCTAAACATCCGCGACATTGACGGCATCTTGCGTCCGCAAAACACACAAATGCCCAAGGACCCCGCGACAGAGAACGCCGACGTGCTTGACGGTATGGATCTTAAAGCGTTTGCTGGTCAACAGCATGATGCGCACATGTCGGCTCACCTGATGGCGGGCTTGAGTCCCTTGATTGGCAACAACCCGCTAGCTGCCACAACCTTGCAAAAGCACATCTTGGAGCACGTACGCTTGAAGGCGGAAGAGGACACCGAGGTCCAGCTTTTCCAACAGTACGGCATGGACCCCAAAGGACGCGTCTCAGACATTCAGCGCGAGGGCATGATTGCACTACTGATTGCCCAGTACCTCCAAGAAGTGCGCACGATGCAGGATCAACTTGCAGGTGGCGCGGGCGGCGAGGCGGATCCAGTTGTTGCTTTGAAACAACAAGAGCTGGAGTTACGTGCTCAAGAACAACAGCAAGACGCTCAGGTCGACCAGTCCAAGTTGCAGTTAGATGCACAGAAGTTGCAACAAGACCAACAGAACGCACAGGCTCGGATCCAGTCACAAGAGGACATCGCACAGCTACGCGCTCAGGTTGGCCGTGAGCGGGTTGAAGTCTTGCAACAGAACATGCAGAATAGTCAAAAAGGTCAAAACGATGCGTAAAGCTCTCAAGCCGGTCAAGTACACAACTGACAGCATTAAGGAAAAGATTAAATCGTCACGCGAGAAGAACCCCAAGTCCTCGGGCTCGTCAGGTGCTGCTCGCATTGTCAAGAAACGTGACGGCAACTACCCCGTTAAAATTTACTAAGGAACCGCTATGGCAACCACCAAGATGGTCAAGAAAGAATCCGCAACCAAGCCCATGACAGAAGCGCAGCTAGCCGCGCAACGTACACGTGAGCGTGAGCTCAAAAAGGAAATGGCGGCGGACAAGGAAATGACCCCTTCGATGCTAAAGCGTATCAAGGATATGCTTACGCCCAGTACGCGTACCCCAGTAGACGGCACCGCGTCAGAGCGAGCTTTGCGTAACTTGTCAAAAGAGTCTCCGTCCAAAGAGGAGTTGCTTCAAGCCATCGCTGAGGAAAAGAAAATAACTAAGGCCGAGCAAGAAGCAAAGCGCCTAGACAAACCAGGCTTTAGAAACGGTGGAATGGTCACGGCCCGCGGTCAAGGTCGCGTGAAGACAAAGAGACCAACTAGGTTGTACTAAAGTTTTACGCCTTCAGACGGGGCTAATCCGTCTGCTTTTACATGGGGACTATCCATGCTTGAATTTGCAGAGGCAGTGCTAAAGGAAATTCGTCGCTTACAGGACGATTCCGAAGCCATCGTACTAAACGGCACTATCGCCAATATGGAGCGGTACAGGTTTATGATGGGGCGTCTCGAAGGCTTAAAGATGATGGAAGACGTGGTCAAACAGATGATCAAGCAGTCTGAACGGAATTTTTAACCAGAGAGGAGAGTTCCAAATGGAACCAGCAGTTGACGTACCCATGACAGAGTTAGAGCGAAAGTGGCAGAAAGAAAAAGCTGAGGCACAGCCTTCGCTTATGGATGCCTACGACGAGAGTGGTAACTTTGAACCCGAGGAGCTCGATCAAGAAGTCATTGACCGTATCCCTACCCCAACGGGTTGGAGAATCGCTATTCTCCCGTTTCGCGGCTCACAGAAAAGCAAGGGCGGTATTATCCTTGCAGAAGAAACCCAGAAAAGGACTCAGTTGGCCACCACGTGTGGTTACGTCCTAAAAGTGGGTCCTCTTGCCTATGCCGATCAAGATAAGTTTCCTCACGGCCCTTGGTGTAAAGAGGGTGATTGGATTGTCTTTGGTCGTTACGCAGGAGCCCGTATTTCCATTGATGGCGGTGAAATCCGTTTGTTAAACGATGACGAAATCTTAGGGATTGTTCGCGATCCTGAAGACGTCTTGCATATTGCTTAAGGGGTAAAACATGTCTAACGAAGAACTTGAATACGATGTTGGGGCTGACGAAAAAGAAACGTTGGTGGAAGTTAGTGAGGAAAGCGTAGAGCAGGAAGAGGGAAGCGCTGCGTCTGCCGAGCCACAAGAAGCCGAACTTGAGGAATATAGTAACAAGGTCCAAAAGCGCATTGACAAGCTAACCGCTCGTCTACGTGAGACGCAACGCCGAGAAGAGGCTGCAATTGCGTACGCTCGCAATGTGCAACAAAAGGCCTCGCAACTTGAAGACCGTTTCAAGCGCACGGACCAAGAACGTGTTGTCGCCACCCAAGGTCGCTTACAGACGGAGGTGGCCACTTTAAAGCAGATTATCCGTAAAGCACGTGAAGAAGGCGACATTGACACCGAGACAGAGGCACAAGAGCGCCTGACCGCTGCCTACTACGACCAACGCCGTATGTCGGATGCGGAAAACTACCGCCAAAGCCAAGCCGCACAGGCCCAGGCCCAAGCGCAACAACAGGCGGCACAACAAGCTGCACAACAACATGCTGCGTCCAACCGCCGTGTCGAACCCGACCCAAAAGCAGAAGACTGGGCAGATCGAAACGAATGGTTTGGCAAAGACGTGTCCATGACACAGGCAGCACAAGGAATTCATCTACAATTAGTTCGTACTGAAAAATTTGACCCCACGTCAGATGAGTATTATGATGAGTTAGATCGTAGGATGCGCACGTCCTTTCCACATAAGTTTGCTGGAAGTGCGCCAACCTCAAACAGTGCCAACCGGCCCGTGCAAACGGTTGCGCCTGCCTTCAGGTCATCTGGAGTAAATAGAGCACGCCGCAGCGTCAAGCTCTCACCGAGCCAAGTTGCCATTGCAAAAAGATTGGGTGTTCCGCTAGAGGAATACGCCAAATACGTTAAGGAGTAGTACCATGAGCGACACAAACGTGCCTAAATTAAATCGCAGTACCCGTGAGGAAGCATCTCGCGAGACCACTGCGCGCCGTAAACCATGGACTCCTCCCTCACGGTTGGATGCGCCGCCAGCGCCTCCTGGGTTTAAACATCGTTGGATCCGTGCGGAAGCCGGAGGTCAGGACGATCGAATCAACGTTGCATCCAAACTACGTGAAGGCTACGAGTTGGTGCGCGGGGAAGATCACCCTAGCTTTCAATCTCCAAGCGTGGAAGACGGCCGACATGCTGGTGTACTCAGCGTGGGAGGTTTGTTGCTAGCGAAGATACCCGAGGAGACAGCTAACGAGCGAAACGCGTATTACGCATCTCGCACCCATGACCAACTTCAGTCCGTGGACAATGAAATGCTGAAGTCGAATGCTCATTCGACCATGCGGATCAATAATCCACAAAGACAATCACAAGTATCTTTTCGAGACACAGGGTCCGAAAAGTAATCTTTTTAAGGAATGACAAATGGCTAACATCGACAAAGCCTTTGGTCTGCGTCCTCTTGGTAACCTTTCCGCCACCGGCGGTCAAAAGCAGTTCGGTTACGAAATTGAAGACAACCAGGCCGGAGCAATTTTCCAAGGTGACCTCGTTACCGTTTATGACGGCTACTTGGTGCAGTTTGCCCCTGCTACTCATACGGCAGCGGTCGGCGTGTTCAATGGTTGTCGGTATGCTGACCCCACCACAGGCAAGCCAATCTTTAGCAACTACTACCCCGGTTCGGTCAACATCACCCAAGGCAAGATCATTGCCGACGTGGTTGACGATCCTAACCAGTTGTTCACCATCCAAGCGGATGAGGACGTTGTTCAAGCCGATGTTGGCAAGAACGCAGACGTTATTGTCGCTGCTGGAAACACCGTCACGGGCGTCTCGGGCATGGAGCTTGACTCCTCAACCGTCGCCAAGACCGCTGCATTGAACCTCAAAATCGTTGGCTTTTTAAGCACCCCTGCTAACGAAGTTGGTGCCAACAATGTCGTGGTAGTGGTTAAGATTAACGAACACTTGTACGGTAGTGCCGGTGTCGCTGGACAAGGAGCCTAATCATGGCTATTTCACGTTCCCAGTTAGTAAAAGAACTCGAGCCAGGTCTTAACGCTTTGTTTGGACTGGAGTACAAGGGCTACGAGAACGAGCACGCAGAAATCTATGACCAAGAGAGTTCTGACCGTGCATTTGAAGAAGAAGTGATGCTCTCAGGTTTTGGTGAGGCCGCTGTTAAGACCGAAGGCGCTGGCGTTACATACGACCAAGCACAAGAAGTCTACACCTCGCGTTACACCCACGAGACCATCTCTTTGGCGTTCTCGCTGACCGAAGAGGCCATTGAGGACAACCTCTATGACCGCTTGGCTTCGCGTTACACCAAGGCTCTGGCTCGTTCCATGGCCACAACCAAGCAGATCAAAGCCGCTTCTGTTTTAAACGGCGCGTTCACAACCTCACTAGGTGGTGACGGAAAGCCTCTGTGTGCAGATGACCACCCAACCTTGGGCGGCCCTAACCTGCGCAACGAGCTAGCTGTTGCTGCTGACCTGAGCGAGACCTCGCTTGAGCAGGCCTTGATTGACATTGCTGCGTTCACCGATGAGCGTGGCTTGAAGATCTCGGTTCAAGGCTTGAAGTTGGTTATCCCTAAAGAGCTTCAGTTCACCGCTGATCGCATCTTGAAGTCCACGCTGCGTACTGGTACAGCAGATAACGACATCAACGCTGTCCGCAACATGGGCATGGTTCCTCAGGGTTACACAGTGAACCACTACTTGACCGATCCAGACGC